GTTCTGGTCGTTGTGCCAGTCAAATAGAAATTTGCCTCTGCGTTAGCGTATGGAGTACCAGTAGAATCAACTCTGACCGCTTGTGGTGTCGTAAATAGTTTCGTCATTCTTGTTCCTCTGTAACCCAAGCAATAAAGCCGAGTTTAGCAATGTTCGCGGCATCTCCCTTGTCTATGGTTTTCACCCATGACTTGAAGGCTGGACTGTTTTCAATTATTTGGTTTGCCGATGATATGTCGCCCTCAATAGCCTTGTTCATGGAGCGAGCAAAGGCGGGGGACGCTAACATCTGATCTGCGGCGACGATTATGGGTGTTCGCTGTCTGGATAAGAGTGAGACGATTACGCCGGCTGCCCCAACTCCAGGCATGGCTAGGGTTGATGAGACGCTCTCTGCCGCCGCTATTTTCTTGCCAGCATCGTACATCTTTGCCGGTATAGACAAGTCATCAAGTGCCTTGATAATGCCGCCCGCTGTGCCGGATGGGTTGCCCAGTGGCTTTCTATTGGATTCAACTATGCCGGTTAGTACGCGGCCAATGTCATCGAATCGCTTTCTGGCTTCGGCTGGTAGGTATGAGAATAGCGCGTCTTTGGCGACCTTGTTTCTGTTCAGTGCGGAATAGGACGCAGCGAATCCAGTGCTTAGCTCGCCGCCGCGACGAGAGCCTCCGGCGAATATATCGCCCAGAATAGTAGCTGCTGCCTCGCCCCTGCGGTTAGCTGGTAACTGGTGTATGAGTCGGTTGAATTTCGACACATCACCACCAACCAGGCCCGTAGCAGCGCCCTTTAATTTTGGAACAAGTGATCCCGATACATCGCGGCCAAACAACTGAACCGCACTATCTTCTAGCGCCTTTCGGCTTACTACCAGCCCTCTTGCGCCATCATATAAATCACCAATCCCAAAAGAACGAGCGACGCCACCTTGAACAGTAGATAGAACACCGTACACCTCCCGCAAATTTGCATCGGTTCCGTCTTTGAATGGACCGGAGCGCCGATTGAAGCCCTCGCCTACGTTTCGCCTGATATTGTCAAGTGCGGCGTAGGTTGGGGCTATGTTCGCACCTTCCTTGGTTTTTCTCGTTAATGCAAGTAATTGCTTCTCAACTTTCGATAATTGAGTCTTATCACCGCCAAAATCAGCGAGTTTCTGGTCAATGTAATCTCTGATTATTTCAGTATTGACCTTGGTTTGCGCTGGTATTGAGTCCCTAACCTTGTCATAAGCTGTATTTGCTTGCTTACCAAGGTCATCTATGGTCGTGCGGATTTCCTCACCAACAATCTGACTAAACTCAGCCTTATCGAGTGATCCGCTATTCTTTGTTACAAGGTCATCTGATCGTCTTGCCAGTGCTGAAAGGGCCGCGACCTCTTTGGCTTGCAATGCAGAGCCGGGCTGCGTCTTTAATGCCCTAGCTACGTCCTGGAATGCCGCATTGCTTGAATAATGCTCTGGGTTCAGGTCTACGTTAAGCCTTTGGGCCGCATTAAGCGTTTCAGCATCGGGCAGAACGGCATCAGCAACCTTGTCAACCTTGCCCCTGCGGAGATTCTTGATAATCGTATCTGCTGACACTGGTGGCGTGAAGTCTACCGGCGCATCCATTGACGGCTTTCCGACGCTGGTTTTAATTGATGTGTCTAATACTGGGGCTGTCTTAGTTGGTGCTGGCTTCGGCAATTCAGCCTTTCTCAGTGGGTTTTTCACGCCAACCACACTGGCAAGTGCTTCTGGTAATATCTTAACGCCCGTGGCTAAAAGTGGACTGCCGGTAGCTTCAAGCGTAGCATCAGCAGCGGCGTTGAATGGCCCGCGCTCTTGTAGGCTTCTGAACTTCTCGGCCCTCTGTTCGTGCGTTGGTCCGTATTGTGCGTCAAACTTCCTACCAGCGGCGGTGTCGTCCTCCTGGGCAAAGGAACCCATAGCAGACGGTAGTGCAGAGATAACATCAGTCGCGCCCTCCACTACTCGACCGACTCCGCCCAAGGCCCTCGCAGACGCCTCGTTAGGCGGTGCAATGGTCAGTGCTTCCTGTGTGCCTCTCTGGTATCTAGCTGCCTTTTCTGACGGAGACTCGCCACCCGGAACTAGGCCAGCAATGCCGCCAGCAATACCCGCGAAACCAGAGACCGGCAAAGCTACCGCAGCAGAGCCTAGCGTCAATGCAGCGCCCCGTGGGTCGTTATATTGGCTCATGGGGATTTGCTTCAGGGACGTAGACGCTAGCTCGCTCTTTAGGCCAGATTCCTTTGGGGCGGTCGGCTGTTGGCTCATTCCAACCCTAGATGCAAGGTCAGCCTGCGTCGTGCCTTCTGGCACGTTCTTTATCAGCGTTCCGTCTGGAAGTCTTACATCCATTATTGTGGCAAGTCCTCAAAGTTAATAACGGTATCCTTACTTCCACGTTCCTGCTGCCGCATAAAGCCAGCAACCGACCCGCCTTGGTCAAGAAAGTCAACCTGTTCGGCGTAGTAAATTCGCAGCTTTTCCTGTGCCGTCTTTTTGCCGACAAGAAACTCTCTTAACTCTGCTGGCTGTAGGCTTGTTGGTAGTGCCGTGGCAAGAGCAAGGTCTAGCTCGCCCTTGGATAGCGCACCAAACGTAACAGAGCCAATAACGTCAAGGCCAAGCTCTTTCTGTACCTGCTCTAACTTGAGTGTAGATTCACGGAAGGACGGGAAGAATTTAGCCTCAATCGCACCCGTAGACGCACCATTATCAATAGCGAGTATGGCTTTATCGAGGTTTCTGATGTTCTTATCAATGCCCTGAATGGACGCATACGACTTGTCAATGGTCTGCGATCTGGATGATCCGGTCATCTCTGCGAACTTCCTGCGACCGGCAATCATAGACTGAGACTCGGCCACGCCCTCGGCCAATCCTTCGTCGCCCGCTATTCTCTCGAGCGAGGACGATCCCGCCCTTGCCCTTCGCCCAAGTTGTACGTCCTGCGCGTATTGCAGGTCTTCTGGCGTATCGCCCTCTGTTAATGTGTTGAAGAACCTTTCTGCTGTGCCCGCGCCTCCCGTTCCGCCAGCAATAGCATTAAATCCGGTGTCTCTTGGGTCTGCGCCCTGTGGGGAGAATTGTACTAATCCAGATGTGCCGTCATCTCGGCCTACCGCGACCGGCTGCCCATAGGTCGGCGCTGGTCCCGGTCCCTGCTGTGATAGGATGGTGTCAGCAATCCTACCCATGTTATCAAGACCCTCTTGTACGGCCTGTGGTGACGACCCCGCTGGCGGTATTTTCTCTGTAGGAAGCCCAAGCTCTTGTAGTGCTTTGACCATATCGGGCATCCACTGAGAGTATGAGTTGGGGTCTTGACTTAACCACTGCGTACCCTTGGTGCTGATTTCCTTGAATACGTTAGCTGTCTTTAGCTTTTTAGCATCATCGAATCCAGACTGGTTTTTCTCGTTCTGAAATCTCTGCGCGTCATTGACTAGCGCGTTATTGGTCTGCCGTTGTCCTGCGTCAACTATCTTGGCGCTAACGTCTGATGCCGACTGATAAGGTCTTTGTGCTGGAAATTGAATAGGCATCAGGTTCCCCCCACGCCGGGTTGTGTCTTTTTCTTGCGATTGGAATAACTCTCAATTCCGCCCATCAATGTCCCTAGCATCTCATTGGTGTAACCGGCCTGCTGTTGTGCGCCGTATAAACCTAGTGATGCTTGATTCTCACCGGATCGCCACCGTGAAGCACTATTTTGGTTAGCCATGTTCGTGCCTGCCGCTTGCGTCTGAGCCGTACCTTGAGTGCCTAATCCTGCCATACCGAGCTTCTGATTGAACCAGTTGCCGTATTCATTCGACGCTATATTCTGGTTGAACTCGTTTAATGCCCGCATAGCGTTACCGCCGCCGCCCTTAACGGAGAATAGGTTCTGTGTGTTTCTATTACCTTCATCGACTCGGAACTGGTATCCGGGAGATGTCTGGAATGCGTTCGGGTCTTGCAGGTCTGCTAGTGCGTTTGTGCCAGCAGCTCGCCACGGCTCCCAATCTTTTCGGGTAGTATCGTACTGCCGCTTCTGTTCTTCAAGGCTTGCGGCCTCGGCATCAATTATATTGCCTTGTGCGTCTCGTCCGGCTTTTCGAGCCTTACTTGCGTTGACGGCACTAACCCCAACACCAACTACCGCAACCGTTATCAATGATGACATTCTAAATTCCTCTCATAAGTCTCAATGACCTTATCAATATGCTTTTCCAGTCCGGGCGGATGCGTCGTCCTGTAATCAATCGTAACCTCTTCATCCCGAATATCCCTCGTTGCTATCAGGAAAACATCGCCATCACGGTTTTCTGCCGTGGCGTTAGGCTCTACCGAGTGGTTGGTGTATCGTGAGTACTCCATTAACAAACCGTCCTTAACGGCTGGGCCAATAGTCTCACCACACTCCACAAGCCCCTTCACGAACAGTCCGTCACCGTGTCTTTGTGATGGTCTTATCTCAAGATGCTTTTCGTCGCCCTTGAATACTTCCAGGGTCTTCAGTTTCTCGATAACGCCCTCAGAAATACCCAGAGAATCGTAATCGTATCTATCTATGATTAACTGTGCCTCTTCGGGGTCGTTCGTAACCAGCAAATCCCAAAGAGCGTCAAGGTCGGTTTCGTCGGTGTTATGTACCGTTATCCACCTGACATCTTCCAATGCATAGCCAACCCGCTTAATGCCGGGTTTGGCAACCTCAACAATGGGCGCGACAATCTCAATGGTGTTTCCATATTCATCAGGGACTAACATTCGCCCCTCAAGGAACATGCTGATGTGTTCGTGTTTGTGTATTGCGCCCGTCAACATACAGCCAGCGGGTACATACATCTCTCGACTGTAAAGACCCGGAGCAAAGCGGTGTTCTATTCTGCAATCAACTTGGGGCAGTTCTGCCAGCTTATCCTCAAGCCTGAATATCGCATTCCTAAGACCCCTAGAGTCTGGTTTCTTTACAACCTGACCAGAACCCATGTCACCCCCGCTGTGCTTGTTGCGTTACTGGAATTTACCTTGAAGCTCGTTGTGGTCTTTTTAGTCACCCAGAATGTCTCGTTTATGTCACCCTCAATCAAGACAGCGTAGTTATTCGATGCCTCGGCTACCGTGACGGATTTAATGTTAGTGGTGTTGAATGTAAACGACCCAGATACAGTCACAGTGTCCCGAATAGAGGACTCCTGATCGCGCATCCACTTGGCCCACTCGATCATATCCTTTGGGATGTTTCTGAAGGGTTTAAGCCCGGCCATTATAGTCTGCCGCCCTTAACCTCAATCAACGTCTCTGTGACGGCTATGTAAATAGGATCAGATACGGCAGCTTTGTAGACTCGCTCTCTGGCTGATCCCAGGTTATGCCATACGGCCCTTGCGTATCGCTTACCCAATGGACCTAAAGACTTATCTGGCAATGATGCCCAAGTAAGTCCGCCGTCATCTGAGTACTGAAGCATGATCTTTGGGTCAATGCCTTGTCCGGTGGTTGTACCCTTACCCGTTTCAAGAACAATCTCAAACCTATCGTGAAACGCTCTCTGACCGTCTGCGAAGATGGGCTGATAAGTCCACTCCATTCTCTGAGTTGTAGACCAGTCTGTGAAAGTAGAGAAGTCAAGTTCACCAATCTCGTTCGAGTCTGAATTACCGACCAGCTCCTTACCGTCAAACTGTGCATGATGTCTCGGTAGCCAGTTACTCTTACCGTAAGACTCGCGTTCGGCCCATGACCCCGTTGTGGCGTTATAGACCCATGTACCCTCGTCTGCCGAGAGAACGTAGAAGAAATGGCCTTCCTGATCGTAGGTGAAGGCTTCCAGAGAGGATACTGTAGCCGCGGATAGTGCTTGTTCTATGGCGTGGGTCGATACCCTTACTGGCGTAATGCCCTGCAGTCTGCGTACTGTGTAGTCGTCAGATACCCAAAATACGGAGTTGTCTTGTATCGCTACTGAGGCGGCTGACAGACATCCTTCCTCAAAGGTAGCGTTTATAATTCTTTCAAATGGGAGGCCTGATATTCCAGTATTCTCCCAAATCTCCCCGACCTTAGAGCCTAAAGCTATTACCAATCGGTTAAGGGCTATGAACCCCACTAGATTATCAGGTGATGCGTCTGCAATGCCGAACTGTAGTGCGTCGAATGATGTTACGTCGCCTATGTCTGAGCCGAAGAATCGACCCGAATTGGGTTCTCTGAATAACATGAAGTCATCAACAAATTCAACATCACCTGCGCCCCTTGATACGAAGTCGTCATCAGTTATCTGGGCGAATGTCGTGCCATCCCAATAGAACCCGTTAGGCTCATTGACAACGACCACATGGCTTGTGTTGGACGATATATCTACCCTACCTGAATCTCCTACTGTGCCTATCTCGGTGACAACCTTAGCGGGCGTCACGTAGTACAGTTTCGGTCCAGATACAACGTACAGGTGTTTAGCCTGTCCCGTAGTCAGCCCAATGTGGGCCGCGTACATCCCTCTTATGGGTCCATTGCCTACGGTAGTCCACGCCTTAATACCGGGCGTTCTTGAGATTACAATGGGGCTGCGGGCGTCAGGTGGTAACTGTTCTGGAAAGCAATTAACCAACCTAGACGATCCCGCTGGCCGTGAGCGTAGTTCGTATGAATGTATGGGCAAGGATAGTTGTGTCATTTCTTGTCCCGTAGTGCGTTCGTAGGTTCTTCTTTTGGCTTCGGTGGCGTCTCAATGGGCTTTAACTTCTTACCCTCAAGAGCCGCTAATGTCTCAGGCGACCAGATGCCCATTAGTTGTCATTCAGGATGTTGTTACCACGACCGTAATGGCCTGATCCAATCGGAAGATATGAGAGGTCAACGCCCTTCTTTTTCTCAACGATGAGCTTAGTTTGAACACCACTCATGGTTGATTCTGCAATAGAGGCGAGTTCTATAGATACACTCGCGCCGTACTTTGAAGCACACGCAATCGCTAGGGCCAGTGTAATAGCTAAATCAGCCCATTCAGGTGTTGGCATGGTTCCTGTCGTAGACGATTGAGAGAAGTATCCAAGGTCTATGTCCTTAGTCTCTCGTAGTATAGCCATCATCTGATTCAAACGTCTGAGTGCGAACTTACCCTGCTCTGCGCTTGCTGTACCCACCTCCGAGATGACGTTTATCTCCCGTAAGGCGTCATCAATAACCTCTAGGATGGTTGTCATGCTAATTCCTCAAGTAAAAGGTTGGGGGCCACTTCTGACCCCCGCCCAGTTTATGCGAACGGAGTGGTCAAAGTACCAGAGCCGACGGTGTATCCGCCGACAACCCATTCAGTAACACTGATCGCTGTCAGCGTAAAGTACCCGCCAACATCTTCGCCAGTTGTGGTTGCGTCAAGGTCGATAGACACAGTAGATGCAATAGTCGCCGGGAAAGCGTCACTGCCACCCGCCGTAGTGCTTGTACCGAGAAGACCACCACCAATGAAGGTAGTGGCTGAATCGGTATCAATACTGTACGAACCAGTACCCGTAACAGGTACACTGAAGTCGAAGTAAATGCCAATGTCGTCAGCGCCGATTGCAGGAAGTGTGAAGACCACACCAGCAGCGACGTTAAACAAGCACAAAGCACCAGACTCGCCAACAAGCAATGGACGCAATGTAGCGCCATTGATTACCTGACGAGCGACACCTCGTACACGACACCCACTCGGAGAACCGTTATCAAGGGCTTCTCTATTTGTTGCAATAGTCATATCAAGTCCCCCTAGTTATTAACCCTGCAAGCCCATTCGGGACGCAGAGATTTAGAGCCGTAAAGTATATCCAAGCGAAGCAGAAGCTCATCATTCCTGATATCACTACCCTGCCATACTCGAATACTCAAACCATCCTGCATCCGACGCACACATCTGATTGCGTCGTCCATGATGGGCAAATCTGCCGTTACGAACGTAAACGCATCTTTGTGATACATCAGGTTCGATTGGTACACCACTGAATCACCAGCGTAGATAGACACAACATCACTATTCGACGGGAAAGAGTCGATATTCTGCTTGGCACCCGTTGTCTGGAATGCTGGGAAGAACGTGAGAGTCGTTGTGCCAGCCGCCGTAACCACAAACTGCTGGTCATGAGCGTACGCTGCTTTAGTCTCGGGATGTACTGCCTTAACGCCTGCAATAGAGAACGTATCACCAACCGTGGTCGTTCCGCCTGAGATAGTGATAGTCGTATCACCATCTGCAAACGTGGTTTCGTTCACTGCTACAGTAGTATGGTCTGCACCACTTGTATGAGAATACGTTCTGTCGTTCTCATAGAAGTTAGTCCCGCCAAAGCGCCCAAGATAACCCTCCTTGAATGCCTTAGACAGTTGCTGACCGTCGTGGAACAAAGCTCGCCCACCACCAACTACGGATGCCATCGTTACAGAGTCGATCTGAATGCAACGATTTTCGTCCTTTGGTGCCAGGTTTTGATTAAGCTTTGCACGCGCCTGAGATACAGCATCCAAGTCAACCGCACCAACCACCTCGGTAGAAGTACCGGTGAAGTTGTATACGTCTTTGGTTACGGCCTGTAGAACGTCAGACTCAATGCCGGATACCAGAACCGATACTGCTGGCTGAATATAGCGGCGTGAAAGCTCGTCAATACTAAGTGACAACTCCGCTGAGTTGAACTTCATATCAACACCGTCCTGCGTAGCGACGGTTACGTTCTGCGTACTTTCGGCTTGGTCTTGTACGTCCATAACCCGCGATCCCTTGCGGCGAACGTACTGGTTGGGGTTTCTGACACGAAGCGTATCACCCACCTTAGCGCCTGTCTTGGCGTAGGATGAGTCATAACTCCGGTCAATGGTTCCTAGAAAGCTGAGTTTCTCGTGTGCGATTCTCAAACTTTCGCGGGCTACCATATCAATTACTGATAGTTGATTAGCCACTAGATATTTCCTTATCTGTTAGCAATTTGTTTCCTCCGCATCTTGGCAAACTCGGCATCGGACAAATCTGCGTCCATAATGCTGCGTCGTTGGCCTTCGTTACCGCTTACAATCTTCGGCGTAGGCGGAGGTGCTTTACTGACCCGTTTCTCAGTGGTCTTGGCCTTCTCAGCTTTAAGTGTCTGCTCAAGGGCATACATCTCCCTCACAACATCGCGTGGTTGCAGCTTTGCTATGCGTGATGCCTCGGCCTTACCTTCATCGGTCTTACCGAGGTAATAGGCCATATTCGGCCCCAAATCACTCAAGCGTATTTCTTCTGCCATCACGTTAGTAATCTTTAAGTCAGGCTGTCGTGTGACAGTCTCGTAATCACTAACACCTTCTGAAAAAGCCCTTTCTCTGCTGGCGAACTTGTCTGCAACGCCCTCAGCATCTTTGGTACTCTGGAATCCCTTGACAACCTTCTCAGCGGCCTTTTCAGCCCGCGTGGTTGCCTCAGAGAATAAGTACTCTCGATACTGGTCCTCGTTGTAGTCAAAGTCGGCCAAGGTCTTCGGCTTATCTACGACATCAGGAACCTCTGCCAGTTTTCTATTGGCGTCGGCTAACTGTTGCCTTAAAGTATCCGCTTCCCGTTCAGATTCCCTGAAACTACTGGTCAGCTTATCAATTCGTTCTTTGACTTTGGCCCCGTATTCGGGATCATCGTCCTCAGCTTTTTCATCGAGGACTTCTACCTCGTCCGATGATGGGTCGGATTCGCTTTCCTGTTCTTCAGTAACTTCCTCTGGTTCGGCATCCGCCTCTTCAGTCTCTATTACAGCCTCTATTGACGTATCTACCGACTTGTCATCGGCAAACCTGTCATCAGAACTCGCGCTTGCATCTTGTTCAAGGTTATTCATGGATACACCCTTGTAGTGTTAGCGCCTCCCGGCGAAATCATTCAGGTACTATTTTCAAGCCACCCTTATCTCGAACGGCAGATATGTTCTTCTCGCTGCCATCGTCGTATTGTATGTTCGCGGTGAGCTTGCCGCCCTCGCGTTTAGTCGTGCCACCTATGGGTTTGCGGTTGGCAAGGTCATATATCTTATTCTGGACATTACCCATAGCCGCATCAGCAGATGCCATGAAGCCAGCCAGGATGTCATCCAGCTTGCCACTCATACCCAAAGCGTCCAGATCGTCAAAGCCCGCCCTGTTCTCATCCAGCTTAATACCAGCGGATAGTAAAGCCTCCTTAACCTCAGCGCCCTTAACGGCTAGTCCGGCCTTCTGCTCAGATATGCCTGCGCCCTGCTGAACGAGCTTGGAGGCTTGTTCTGCTATATGGGCGTCGAACTCCGCCTTATCAGCTCTCAGGTTGGCTATTTCTAGCTTGACCTCTGCTTTAAGGATAGCTACCTCGCCCTTTTCGCCTTCCAGCTCAGATGCGGCTGCCTGTACTAGCTGACCGTATTCCTGAACCTGAGCCATAGCTTGCTCTGCCTGCTGCATGGCCTGCATGACCTCTGGAGGAAGCTCCTGACCGTCCTCTTGTAGTATCTGCTGTATCTGAGGCGGCAGCATAGCTTTGAGCCGTTCGGCTATCTCATTGGCGTATGGTAGGTCTACAGCCTTGAATATCAGGTCACCCGCAACGCCCATTATCTCAGGGTTGCCTTGGGTTAGGCTCATGTACATCTCAGCCGCTTCTTGACGTTGTGTGCTGAACGCCGGGCCAGTGGTGACAGTTACATCGTACTTACCCATAGCCATATCATTGACACGAACGGCCTTGCCCGTTTCAGGGTCAATCACTATCTGATTGATCTTCTTGTAGTCTTCAGCACCATCAACACCCAATACTCTTAATTCTCTTTCGGTGTCGTATATCTCAGGGATTAAGTCTATGAGTATTTCCATCGTGTACTCGACGGCCTTAGACATATTGTCCTGATAGTTGAATGTAGCTATAGCTCCCTGCTGTTGGCGGGCGTATATAGCTCGTCCTGACTTCTCCTGTCCCTCAGCGCCCATTGATGCGTCTGGAAGGCCCATAACGTCCTTCAGGTCCTCGTTATCAAGGGCTGACTGTTGCATTAGTGCAATAGGAACGTCAGCGCCGCCCATTCTCTGCGGGACACCGTTTGCCTGTGGATCGCCCTCATATAGCAGGAACGGGAAGTTCTTGCGGTCAGCCTCAGCCCACTCATCAACGTGTCCAGCGGCCTGTTTCGATGTAGCCCACCACTTAGCTTTGGGTGCTTGTGCTATAGTCTCGGCAATGGCTGTTTTAGAGATGTTGTAGTTGCGTTGAGCGTCCTTTGCGAACCGGACAAGGCCCCACCAATAAGCCCTTCCCTCTATGACCTTGTACTCGCCGTAAACCATAACGAACGGGAACTTACGGCCAGCCCACTTAACGGGGCCTTCAAGGATCGCATTACCCGACACAACCACCATCATGATGTCGTGAGTGTCTACAGTTCTCTTATTCTTGATCGTAGCGGGGTCAATGCCTCTGGCTTCGTCTGATGCTGAATCAACTACCTCACCCGTCTCAAGCTGCCAGATGTCCTTCTTGACTGGCTTCTTGTACCAGTATTCAGCTACTCGAACGCTTTCCTCGTCGGTCCATTCGTCGTCGTAATCGTCTTCGAACTCATTGTCAGACTGGAAGTCAGTCTTCTCGGCCTTCATGCCGTACTTTTCTTCAAACTCAGCGTGAGACATACGAACCGTCAACACCCAGTCACGGGCGTCTCGCTTCATAAAGTCCTTGGCTGATGGGTCTGCATACAGGCTAAATGGGTTCTCAATGCCCCGTATTACAATGTCCTGCTCAAAGGCTGAGTCACTTGAATACTCGGTATCGACACGCCAGCAGCCCATTCCACCCTCAACCTGGTATTCAGCGGCGTAGTCAGTAGCGTTGTCTCCATGAGAGACATTCCATATGTTTCGTATCAGGCCCTCGTATATGCTCGCTATATCAACGTCGCCACCCTCAACGCCACGAACCTTACCCGATGGTCTGTTATCACGCATATCATTAACAACGCGCTTACAGCGTATTCGAGTCTTATTGTATTCGTAGCAAGGTCGATTGCCGCGATCCGTCTTCATGTTCTCGGACCATTGAGCGCCGGGAAGGTTTACGAAGCGAATATCCTCA